AGATATACCATGTTTAAACAATTCATTAAAGCACTACAAGATCACCAAATGCGTAGAGTACAATACTGGCAGTTAGTTAATATGTCAGACTCTGCTCTTAAAGATATAGGAGTAACACGTGGCGAAATTAAAGAAAAGTTCTACGGTAAAGACTACACCTAAAGCAAAGCCAAGAGGATATGCTAAAGGTGGTTCAACTGTAAATGCGGCGGGTAATTATACTAAGCCTAGTATGCGTAAGCGTCTTGTCGCATCCGTTAAGGCTGGCGGCAAAGGAGGAAGCCCCGGCCAGTGGTCGGCTCGTAAAGCTCAAATGGTTGCCAAACAATACAAAGCAAAAGGTGGAGGATACACGTAATGAAAGTAGAAGCACCTAAAGGCTATCATTGGATGAAACAAAAAGATGGTAGTTTAAAACTAATGAAACATGACGGTAAGTTTGTCCCTCACAAGGGGGCAAGCCTTACTGCTAATTTTGCTATACAGAAAAAACATGACAAAAAGTAAACCTAAAAAGATGAATACAGGTGGACTAGCTAAAAGCCAAAAAAGTCTTAAGTCTTGGACTAAGCAAGATTGGAGGACCAAGAGTGGTAAACCCTCAACACAAGGGTCAAAAGCCACCGGCGAGAGATACCTTCCTGCTAAGGCTATTAAGTCTCTTAGTGATTCTGAGTATGCTGCTACAACCCGTGCCAAACGAAGAGGCAAGGCTGCGGGTAAGCAGTTTGTGGCTCAACCTAAGAAGGTTGCGAAGAAGGTAAAACCCCACAGGAAAGTAACATGAGAAAACTTACAGAAAAACAACAGCTATTTCTTGACGTGCTGTTTGAAGAGGCACAAGGTGATCCTGTGCAAGCTAAACGTCTTGCAGGGTATGCTAATACTATGTCCTCTACAACTATCACTGCTGCGTTACAGGACGAAATTGCTGAACTTACTAAGAAGTTTATTGCCACTGCTGGTAGTAAAGCTGCATACTCTATGATGCAGGTTATGACTAACCCCACCGATCTTGGCAATAAAGAAAAGATGGCAGCAGCTAAAGATTTCCTTGACCGTGCTGGCTTTGTAAAGACAGACAAAGTAGAAATTAAAGCTGAAAACCCTGTATTTATATTACCACCTAAAAATGAAAGTTAATAAAACTTGGAAGCTCCCTGAACCAGAGCTAGTTGATGGTGAGTATGAATGGTTATCTGTCGTTAGAGTAGGCAGAGTTGTGCCATTTGGCTATAGACAAGACCCTGAAGATGATGATATACTACTACCAATCCCAGTAGAGCTAGAAGCTTTAGAAGAAGCTAAGAAGTATCTAAAGCAATATAGCTATAGAGATGTAGCCAACTGGTTGAGTGAAAAGTCAGGTAGATACATTTCTCACGTGGGTCTAATGAAGAGAGTTAAACTTGAACGAAAACGTAAAGCAGAAGCTTCAACGCAACGCTATTACGCTGAACGCTACAAAGAAGCGGCGGCAAAAGCGGAAACCCTCGAAAGAAATCGTATCGGAGCCAGAGCTTCAACCAGTTCCAGCGAGAGTGAAGCCAGAGCCGATTGATGTAGAAAAAGCTCAAGACGTTATCTTTGAGCCTAATCCCGGCCCTCAGACAGACTTTCTTTCAGCATCAGAACAAGAGGTACTATATGGTGGGGCGGCTGGTGGTGGTAAGTCTTTTGCTATGTTGGCCGATCCTGTTAGGTATTTTAATAATCCACTATCTTCTATGCTGTTGGTACGGAGAAGCACAGAAGAACTCAGAGAACTTATCTCAGTCTCCAAACAGCTCTACCCAAGAGCAATCCCCGGGATTAAGTTTATGGAACGTGATAAGACGTGGGTAGCTCCAAGCGGTGCTACTCTTTGGCTTTCATATCTAGACAGGGATGATGATGTACAAAGATACCAAGGACAAGCTTTTAACTGGATTGGTTTTGATGAACTTACACAATGGCCTAGCCCTTATCCTTGGAACTATATGAGGTCTCGCCTACGTACTACTAAGAATAGTGGTCTAGGTTTATATCAAAGGGGAACTACTAACCCCGGCGGAAGTGGGCATCAATGGGTTAAGAAGACTTTTGTAGACCCAGCTCCACATAATACTAGCTTTGATGCTACTGACATGGAAACAGGAGAGGTTATTGCTTGGCCTAAAGGTCACTCAAAAGAGGGTCAACCACTGTTTAAGCGCAGGTTTATTCCTGCTACTTTATTTGATAACCCGTACTTAGCTGATGATGGTCTGTATGAAGCTAACCTATTGTCACTACCAGAGCATCAACGTAAGCAACTACTTGAAGGTAACTGGGATGTAAATGAAGGTGCTGCTTTTCCTGAGTGGAATAGACAAGTACACGTAATAGAACCCTTTGAGATACCTAGAAGCTGGTCAAAGTTTAGAGCATGTGACTATGGGTACGGTTCTTACTCAGGGGTTGTTTGGTTTGCTGTATCTCCTGATGAACAACTGATAGTTTATCGGGAAATGTATTGCTCAAAGGTTATAGCTACTGACCTAGCTGATATGATACTAGAAGCAGAGGACGGAGAGAAGATACGCTATGGAGTACTTGACTCATCTCTTTGGCATAAACGTGGAGACACTGGCCCAAGTCTAGCTGAACAAATGATTATGCAAGGCTGTAGGTGGAGACCTGCTGATAGGTCCAGAGGTTCAAGGGTAGCAGGTAAGAATGAAATACACAGAAGGTTACAAGTAGATGAGTTTACTGAAGAACCACGGCTAGTATTCTTTAACACTTGTACCAATACTATATCACAAATACCAGCACTACCTCTGGATAAGAATAACCCTGAAGACGTAGACACACACTCAGAAGACCACCTGTATGATGCAATTAGGTACGGGGTTATGACAAGACCAAGAAGCAGTTTGTTTGATTTTGATCCTGCAACACAACGATCAGGTTTTCAAGCAAGCGACCCAACGTTTGGTTATTAAGGAAATACTATGGACGAATTTGAAGAAAGCATGGGAATGGACGCTGAAGAGGCAAGCTCTTTAGAGGACATGAAAGAAGATACATACAGTGATCCTCTTGCAGGTACTATTGTAGGTCTTGTACAAAAACAATACAAGAAAGCTTCTGATGCAAGAGAGACAGAAGAAAACCGTTGGGTACAAGCATACCGTAATTATCGTGGTATCTATGGGCCTGATGTACAGTTTACTTCCACAGAAAAATCTCAAGTATTTGTTAAAGTAACTAAGACTAAAGTACTTGCAGCTTATGGTCAAATCATTGAAGTACTCTTTGGCAACAACAGATTCCCAGTTACTGTAGACCCCACTACCTTACCTGAAGGTGTGGCTGAGTCTGTACACTTTGAATCTAATGATGAGATAAAGAAAGCACAGGGTCCAAGCCTAGAGGATACTAAGCTACTTCCCGGCGAGACTATGACTGATCTTAAAGAACGTCTAGCTGGTCTAAAGAATAGCCTAGCCCCTGTAGAGGATCAACTTAAAGAAGGTGTAGGTAGTACACCCACAGAAATTACTTTTCATCCTGCTATGGTAGCAGCTAAAAAGATGGAAAAGAAAATTCATGACCAACTTGATGAGTCTAATGCAAACAAACAGTTACGTGTAGCTGCCTTTGAATGCGCCCTGTTTGGTACAGGCGTAATGAAAGGTCCGTTTGCTATAGACAAAGAGTATGCTAATTGGAATGATGAGGGGGAGTATACCCCTACGATTAAAACTATTCCTCAAACCTCTAGTGTATCTCTTTGGAACTTCTATCCTGATCCTGATGCAGCCAATATGGATGAGGCTGAGTATGTAGTAGAACGTCATAAAATGTCACGTACTCAACTGCGTAACCTTAAAAGACGTCCTTTCTTTAGGAGCAATGCTATTGATCTTTCTGTATCTGATGGTGAGTCCTACACTAAAGAATGGTGGGAACAAGCTATGGAAGATGATGCTCAGGAATCTAAAGCTGAACGTTTTGAAGTCCTTGAGTTTTGGGGTAGTGTAGATACAGAAGTTCTTGAAGGACATGATATAGATATCCCTGCAGAACTAGCAGATATGGATCAAGTTAATGTAAACATCTGGGTATGTAATGGTAAGGTATTGCGTTTGGTTATGAATCCATTCACTCCTTCTATAATTCCTTACTATGCAGTACCATATGAAGTAAGCCCATACAGTTTGTTTGGTGTAGGTATTGCTGAGAATATGGATGATACACAGACATTGATGAATGGCTTTATGCGTATGGCTGTTGACAATGCTGCACTATCTGGTAATATGTTGATTGAGGTGGACGAGACTAACCTAGTTCCCGGCCAAGACCTTTCAGTATATCCCGGTAAAGTCTTTCGTCGCCAAGGCGGTGCGCCGGGACAAGCTATCTTTGGCACCAAGTTCCCTAACGTATCCAATGAGAACATGCAGATGTTTGATAAGGCACGTGTATTAGCAGACGAGAGTACAGGCTTTCCTAGCTTTGCTCATGGTCAGACAGGAGTACAAGGTGTCGGACGTACAGCTTCTGGCATTAGTATGCTCATGTCTGCTGCTAATGGTTCTATACGGAATGTAGTTAAGAATGTAGATGACTATCTCCTAGGTCCACTAGGTAAAGCATTCTTTAGTTTTAATATGCAGTTTAACTTTGATGAAGATATCAAAGGTGATCTTGAAATTAAAGCACGTGGTACTGAAAGCCTAATGGCTAATGAAGTACGTAGTCAACGCCTGATGCAATTCCTTGGTGTAGTGCAGAATCCTGTACTAGCCCCCTTTGCTAAGATGGATTACATTGTGCGTGAGATTGCTAAGTCTATGGATCTTGATCCTGACAAACTGGTCAACTCAATGGGTGATGCTGCAGTACAAGCAGAGATACTTAAGAAGTTTCGTGAAGAGAATCCACCACCACCTCAACCACAAGCAGGACCACCAGCTCCACAAGGAGGCCCACCAGCAGGGGCACAGGTACAGGACACTCAAGGTAGCGGAGGGGGTACTATAGGTACAGGCACAGCACCTCAGCCGGGAGAACAAGGCTTCTCAGCTAACACTGGACAAGGACCAATGCAGTGAGTTTAAAACTACTAGTAAATAACCCCGAAGCATGGAATGCATTTGAAGCTGAACTAGATGAACGTATTGATGCTAGTTACAAAATGTTTTCTCAGTCAGATGAATCTCATGTAATGTATAGAATACAGGGACAGATACATGCACTGCAAGCTTTGAAGCAGCTTAGGTTAAAGGTTAATGCTAATGGCTGACGTTAAAGAAAAAGTAGGTGTTCTTACAGACGAAATATCCACAGCAGGTAGACCTATCTATAAAACACCTGAAGGTGAAATGGTATCTGAAAAATCTACTACTTTTAAATATAAAGGCGGCTGGATAAATATACCAACAATACACAATGGTTATTCTTATGATGAAGAAGAATTACGTATTATGTTAGATAATAATATAATAAAACCAACAAGCACTCATAAAAATCTTAAAGCGGCAGAAAAAGCTGCAAAAGAACGTAGTCCTACTCTTAGAGGATTTAATCCCGGTGGTTCTGTAGAAGGTCAAACTCAAAAAGCATTTGAGTTAAATATACCAATACCACGTGCTGAAGAAGACCCATTTGAAATTTCTTATCCTTCAGGCACAGACCGTTATGGTAATGTGTACTTTGGAGGTATTCAAAATAAACCTGATCCTTTTAACCCTTTACAGTTTGCTAAAAGTTCTTGGGAAGATGCTAAGAAAAAGATTATGGATGCTGGTGTAACTGAGACAGATGCTAATGATCCTGCTTTATACAATGGGTATTTACGTGCTGTAGATTATTTTAAAGATATGGGGTTAGGTGCTTTAGATTTAGTAGATGCTGCAGCAAAAGCTGCTATTGGTACTGTAGCAGAGATTATGCCTACAGAAGAAAAAGAAAGACGTTTTGAAAGAGATATATACTCTATACCTGATGCTTTTATGGGTACAGCAGGGGCAAAAAGTTTAACTCAACTTGATGATGCTGTAGATGCAGCAGTTGCTGGTACAAAACAAGCAGGACAAAAAGTAAAAAATATACCTAAAGTATTTGAACCTTCAGAAGAATATAAACAAGCCTTAGCTATAGAAAAGAAAGAACAAGGTATTAATGGTTATGGTTTAACAACAGAAGAATTTTCAAACCCATCTACTTTAATAGTTCCTAGCCCCACAAAAGGTGTTAATATTGTTAATCCCACTGGGGATATGAAACTTCCTCGTATAAATGAAGAAGCTATGAGTGAACTTCGTAGTGGTGTAAGAGCAGGTACAATAGAGTATGTGCCTATAAAAGATTTTTTAGAGTTTTTTCCCGGTAATCCTTTAGTAAGAGACACGAATAAACTTTTAAATGATATTGAAACAAACGGTATGACAACCCCAATACAAATTGGTGTAGGTTGGCAAGGACATACTGCTGAAATTTTTGAAGGTAATCATAGATTAGATGCTCTAATTAAAGGTGGCTATACCCATGTTCCTGCTATGGTGGACATTATGTCAGATGCAGGTCAAGGAAAACTTCATAGTTTTTTTGGTGATGCTATACATGGACAAGCAACAGTAGGTGTAAGAAAAAAAGAACTCCCACCACAACAAAAACCTTCTGATGTTTTTAGAAGTTTTTACCGACGACTACCTCAAGAAGTAAAGAAAGAAACTTTTTCTGAGAAAGCAAACAAAGCTGTTTCTGCAATAGACACAAAACTTGAAGATATTTTTGAAACTGTTGATACTAAATATAAACAAGGGCCTTTAGGAGCATTAGAAAGAAAACTTACAAAAGAACAAATGGGTAAAAGTAAAGGTAAACAAAATCCTGTACAGACTCAAAAAGCATTAAATTTAGGTTACTCTGAAACAGGTTATCATTCTACAAAAAGTTTTTCTCCCACAGAAGAAATTGAAGTGTTTAAACTTCCAGATGAGGTCGCCAGAGACCAAGCTGCTTCTCAAGGCATGACTTTAAA